TTGAGTTAAATGTCATAGATGCGTTTTTGAAGAATCCATAAACATATGGGCTCTTACTACCAAACGCAGAATTACCAAATACTGCTTCAATATCACTAGCATCAGATGAATCTAAAGATGCTGATACATCTAATCCCGTACCTCTTAATACGAAATCACCGCCACCTGCGATTGAACCTGTACATTGTGCAGTTCCAAATCCAGCATTAGCACTTCCTGAAGTATTGAAAAGAATACCTAAAGATGCTGATACTGAACCAGAAGTTGCAGTTAATAATAAAGGAGCGGTTTCGGTATAACCACCAACACCTGCTACTCTACAAATTGTTGCAGTTCCTGCTTCTCTTAAATAATTTTGTACTGCCAAAGGAGTATAATATGTACCATCTGCTTTACCAAATAATGTTTCAAATTCTGCTTGTGAATTTACTATTGTTGGAACTATTGGTCCTTCTAAAAAAGGTCCTACGAATGCTGCTCCAATGTTTGCAACACCTTGTTGTAAAAATGATAAATCATTTTCTCTCGTAAATACACCAGGAGATACTAATTTTTCTGCCATGTTATCTTAAATTTAATAAGTTAGTTTTAATCTAATATAAATATATTTTTTTATTCCAAAACACCAAATATTACTTTAATGCTACTGAGAAATGGTTATATACTTGTTGAACCGTTGCTGCATTTTGTAATACATTGTAAAACAATACCGCTTGAATACCACCATTCCAAAATATTGTTCTTGCACTATTTGTTCCAATCGTTACAAAGTTAGTAGATGATGGTGCAGTAAATGCTGAAGATGTAAATGTTCCAACAGATGAACCATCTACATAAACCGTTACAGTACCACTTGGTTGGAATGTTGCTGAAATTAAATAGTTTGTTCCAACTGCTAAAGATGTTGTAAATTGACCTGAGTTTCCTAATGAACTACCATTAAATCTAACTCTATTATATGCAGAGTTATCGGTTGATTCAATAAATAATTGATAAAATCCTGCATAATCAAAAATACATCTTGAAGCTGAACCTATTGATGCTGCAGTTGGTCTAACCCAAACGTGAATTGTACCTGTGTTTGTATTGAACTGAGAGTATCCTCCGTTAATATTTGTTGTAGTATCTTTATAGAAGAATTGGTTACTTCCGTTAAATGTTACAAAAGATGCTTTCTTATTTGCACCATTTGTAGATGTTGGATTACCACCCGTAATTCCCGCATCGTTTATAACACCTGCAGGTCTAACACCTGTATTATATCCACTCAAATCTAACCAGTCTGCTGCTGCAGAACCTGAATTATAAGATGCCGTTTTATATTGGTCAGCATATAATCTTAATCCAGAAGATGGGATATATGGTTGTGTAGTTGTACCTTTGTTATGAGATATGATACCGTTTGCCAAATAAACGTCAGCATTTTCCACATTAAGTGTTACGATTTCAACATCTTCAATTATTACTTCAATATCAGTAATTTCTACCTCATTTAAACCAGTTACCGAATCGTATGTTACTACTAAATCACCAATTAATACATCTTCGATATTCTTAAAACGATATTTTTCGATTTCAGAATCCCAAACCCAAAGAGGGTGAGTGCCAGTTGCTTTTATCAATCCACCATTTAAATCGTAATATCCACTTGCAAAGTTAAATACAATATCTGCTACATTTACTTCTTGATATGAACCAGATTGATTTTCTAACATATAGAATCTCCAATCAACTTGGTCTGATTCTGGATCCTGGTCTTCATCAGGTAAACCATCAGGTACCCATGCTTTAATAGTATCACCTACTGAAAGGTCTTCTACATTTACAATAGTACCATCTGCTTTAGTTATTTTTGTTCCAAATAGTAAACAGAAATCTGGTTGGTTAATTGTATTATAAACATCTACTGCAAATAAGGTTTTGGTAGATGGTGTGTTATATCCAGTTGCTGCCAAATTATAACCATCGGCATAATTTAAAGTCAATACTGAAGATGCTTCCGAATATGTTGATTGTGCAATAGATGCGGGAGTGATTGGAAATGACGGAGATGCACCTAATGTTGGAGAACCTACTGTAAAGTTTGCGTTATTAAAAGATGCGGTGTAATTTGCAGCTACACTACCTACTTTCGAACCATGCAATGAACCCGCTGTCCCAAATGAGAATGTTGCGGTTTCTGTTGTAGATTCTACTATATAAGTAAAAGTTGGTAAGTTTGGTGTTACGGAGTCTATTGCAAATGAAGTTAGTGAACTATTTGAAGCTCCGCCTGATAATCCTCCCAATGAAACTGCTCCGGCTCTGTTTGAACCACTAACCGCTCTAAATAAATTTCCTAATGATAAATTAGTTCTTGGCATATTCGTATGTATTATTCTCCGTTATAAATATCTAAAAGTTTTTCTTTCCATACTTCTTTGTTTGAAAAGTGGTTTATCATCCAACTTTTAAGTTTTTCAAATTCTGTTTTACGGGTTTCGTAATCATCCTCACAAATCGTTTGGTAGGCCTGCTTAAATGTTTCCGCATCACTAGCTTTGTATTTGTAGTCAAGTGGAACATGCCAGTCTTTATGTAATATGGGAAGCTTACACCAATCCACTGCCTCAAATATACCGTATCCGAAGGGTTCGTACTCAAAACAAGAATGAGAGATTCCCCAATCAAGTCCATAGAACCTTTCTTTAAATTTGTAATCAAATTTGTAAACCTTTGACTTTTCGAATTTGAAGCCATATTTCTTTTTATAGTATTTGTTGAATGTTTCTGAATTTGTAGAAATAAATCCAACCAATCCATCCATATATTCAACATTCTTTCTACCTTCTACTCTTGCGGCATATCCTATCTCAATAGATTTAGAAAGTTCTTTATTTTGTGTAAATTTATATACATTTGGAATGTGATATAAATTTTCTGTTTCGTATGGAAAATGGTATAATCCTACCCAAACTTTATTTTTAATTTTATTAATTAATTCACTTTCATATTCCCAATTACCATACCAATGAAGATATTCATCTTTTTCCATTTGTGCCAATAAAGACACTTTTGTTAAATTATGGAAAATAATTGAATCAATCTTTTCCAAATTTTGATGAATAGCTTTGGTTGGAGTGTAATGACCATGAAGAATATGTATCCGTCTTGCACCTTCAAATACTTTTATAATTTCATCTTCAGATGTTTCCCAAATGTGGTCAATATCAATTGGAAATTCTTCATAGTTGGTGGGTCTATGTCTATGGAAAAGAAGAAGTGGCTTTACTTCTAAATGAGGAGCCACTTCTTTTATCCATTCGGTTACCCACATATCAGCACCGCTATTGAACCAAGGTCCTCCAGCGGTGGTGTAGTATACATCATACATTAATTATAAACCTTTGTTATTTCTACAATTATTTAAATCTATTCTTAATTGCTCTATTTGTAATTGTTGTTCTTTAATACCTTCAATTAGTAATGCTACTAACTTATCGTATTTAACTGCTTTGAATCCACTTTCTCTTGTCTGAACTAATTGTGGTAATACTGCTTCAATTTCTTGTGCAATTACACCCACATCGTTTCCTTCGTATCCGTGCTCAACTTTATTTTCTTCTTTCCAATCGTATGTGTTACCACTAATCTTTCTGATTTTGTCGATTGCGTTTTCAATTGGTTTTATGTTCTCTTTGAAACGAATATCAGAAGATGAGAATGCTACAACATCATTTGCCGCATCAATTCTACCTGCCGTAGCGGATGCTGCCATTCCAATTCCCAAAGAGTTAAATCTAACATCAGATGAAGTTGCTACTGCTTGTCCAATTGATATTGTTACTGCTCCCGTTGCTCCACTTACAGTTACACCTGTTCCTGCTACGTTTGAAGTTACACCAGTATTTGTAATAACAGGAGTTGAACCTTCACCCGTTGCAGTTCCTACTGTGATACCCGCTCCGGCTGTCATACTTGCAACATAATCACCAGTTGTATCAGTTCCTAATGCTACTGAATTTGCAGCTATCGTAGTTGCGAATGATACGCTACCCAAATTAGTTACAGTACCTGCACCCGTTACATCTCCAGTCAATGTGATAGTAAAATCTGTACCTTCTAAATTACTTAATCTTGTTAATGCAGAACCACTAAATGTTTCCAAATTAGCGGTTTCAACTTCTAATGCTGATAATCTAGTTAATGCAGAACCACTAAATGATTCTAAATTAGCGGTTTCAATTAATAAACTCGCAGTTGTTGTATTTAAATTTGTTATTGAAACTCCTTGTGAGTCGTTTGTAGTTTTAGCGGCTGATGCTGAAGAAATTAATGAACCACTAACTACACCGATTTCTGTCAACCTTGTATCAACTGAACCTGTATATGTTGCTAATGTACTATTTTGAGTTAGTTGAGAACCACTAAATGTATTTAATGATGATAATATATCAATTACTTGCGATGAACCACTTACTACACCATTAGTTGCATTTATTGTACCATTATAAGATGTTGCATTTGATGTGCCTATTGTTGTAAGTGAACCACTTATTTGAACCGAACCTGTGAATTCATGTGTATCATTACTAAAATCACCGAATTTGTTTGAACCACTACTAAATAAAACACTTGCCGTTTGATTAACAGTTGTTAAATTTGTAATTGTTAAATTTGTAATAGTAGTATTATTTAATTGCGATGAACCACTAATTACACCATCTGCGTCCAACTTACTCTTAATAGTTGTGTTGATTGAAGATGTGAATGATTCTAAATTAGTTGTTTCAACTTCTAATGCTGATAATCTTGTTAATGCAGAACCACTAAATGTTTCCAAATTAGCCGTTTCAATTAATAAACTAGCAGTTGCAGAGTTTAAATTTGTTATTGAAACACCTTGTGAATCATTTGTAGTTTTTGCAGCTGACGCAGATGTTATTAAACTTCCACTAACTACACCGATTTCTGTCAACCTTGTATCAACTGAACCCGTATATGTTGCTAATGTACTATTTTGAGTTAGTTGAGATGAACTGAATGAGTTTAATGCAGATACCGATACATTTGATGAACCTGTTGCTACTTCTAATGCGGTTAATGTTGCTGCACTTAATGATTTTACAACAGAATTACCTTCTACAAATTTAATTGAACCAGTTGATATATAAAGGTCTCTCCAAATTTTAGTTGCAGAACCTAAATCAAATGCGTTTGAAGTTTGTGGGATAAGAGATGAACTTAAAGATGCTACAACATTTACAGTATCGGCAGATGCATCACCAATTGTGATTGCTCCACCTAATGTTAAATTACCTGCTATATTTGCATTACCTGTAATATCTAAACCAGAACCCGAAATTGCTCCGAAGTTTCCGGTACTTCCTGTACCTGCAGATGATAAAACGATGTCTCCGTTTGGACCACCAACTAATAAAGTTCCTAATGTTGTGTTTACGAATGGTTCTCCGAATGCTAACGAACCTGATTGTTGTGCGGTTGTCCCACGTCTAAATTTAAGTGCCATCTAGTTTACCTTTTTTTTAGTACGTTAATAAAATTATTATGTATGTGTATAAATATCTATTTATTTTCCAATACTTTAATTTTAGCTGATAATTCTTTGATTGCCTCAATTAGTAATGGAACTATTTTTTCATATTGAACTGCTTTAAATCCGTTATCTCTATTTGTTACAATTTGTGGAAGTATTTGTTCAATTTCTTGTGCAATTACTCCAACATCGTTTCCTTTGTGAGAATGAATTTCATCATATCCTTCTTTCCAATCGTATGTGTTACCACTAATTGATTCAACTTTTTCTAATGCATTTTGGATTGGTTGGATATTTTCTTTTAAACGGATATCGGATGAGTAAAATGCAGTAATATCTCCAGTTGCTCTAATCTCACCAGCCGTTGTTGATGCAGCAGTTCCTATACCTAATGAATTGAATTGTGGATTTGCCGATGTATGAATATCTTGTGGTGTGGAAAGAGTTATTGCTGCATTTTCCAATCCAGAACCTGCTACTACGATTTGATTTGCAGTACCTGTAATTGTTGCAACATAATTACCAGATGTTCTCGTTCCTAATGCAATATCACCCGTTGTGGATGCTACATTGATTTGAGATGAACCAGAAACAACACCATCCGTATTTAATTTATCTTTAATAGTTGTATTAATGGATGATGTAAATGTATTTAAACTTCCAGTCGAAGTTTCTAATAAACCTAATCTAGTATTTGCCGATGATGTAAATGTTTCTATATTTGCTATAGAAATTTTAGCAGAAGCAGAAAATGTATTTAATTCAGTTAAAATTGATATTACTTGAGATGAACCCGATACAATACCCGCAGGTATATTTGATAAATTAGGATACGAAACTTGTGATGAACCAGATACTAATGTAGTTCCAGTTGCGTAAAATGTTCCGTTTACAACCGAATTTGACCCAAGAGTTATTAAAGTTCCAGTATCAGTGATATTTGAATCATTAAGGTATTCTTTACCACTTCCTTTTGGTACTCTATTATTTGTAAGATAGGTTTCATTTCCTAAATCATCGTATGTTTCAGGTCCTAACACAAAATGGGATGAGGTCACATTTGTTCCATTACCTCTGTGTACAAATATGAATTCATCTTGAAGTGCATCATATAGGAATGAACCAGATTGTCCTGCGGAACCACTATCGATTACTGCAATACCACCAAATCTTACCGATGGTTGATTTACTGCTACGGTAATTAAATTAGTTCCAATATCTAAAGTAGATGAACTAATATGTTGTATAGATGATGAACCCAAAACTACAAAATCTTGAGTTACAGTTAATGAACCGCTAATTGTTTGATTAGCAGTAAATGTATTTACCGCACCTAATCTTGCAAAACTAGATGTTAATTGAGAAGAACCCGAAACTACTCCTTCTGGAAGATTTGAACTAACACTTCCTATTTGTAATTGAGTCCAACCATTTGAATTTCCAACATTTGTAGTATCAGTTAATACCCATACTGTGTTATTATCTTGTTGAAAAACTATTAACCCTTCATATACATTAGCAGATGATAAAGCGTAACGGGCAGTCTGGTCCGCTAATGTTATTCTAGCATCAACGGGTTCGTTGTTAGTTATGTTAAATCCACCAGGTAATATAATTGCCATTTCTTATTTTTTATTTTATGTTAATGTATATGTTATGCTACTTCCTGCACCACCTGCATTCGGAACAGTTGTTCTGTAAACCTTATATTGTCCAACAGTTGTTACACTAAATTGTCCTAATACACCAAATCCACTTGTTGTGATGTTAGATAGATTAGATAAGGAACTATTGAATACTATATAAAGATATTTATCACCTGACCAAGTAATTGTTAACGTTTGGCCACTTGCAGTAGTTGTTCCTTTTGCAATCGTTCCAATTGTTCCTCCCAAAGTTGTATCCCACAATGCCAAATTTTCCAATTCTCCGGCAGTAAATGAAGCTGCATCACTTGCACCATATCTTAAACTTCTAATTTTTGAATATGTAGTAGTTGTCGTAGATGTGGTTGTTAAATCTGGTATATTATCACCTATTGGAGATGCGTAGTTCGCAGTAGCGGTTATACTAATTGAAGTAGAACCCGTAGCAGAACCTGTCACAAAGTATGGTGTACTAACATTTGTTGTAGTATTTACCAAATTCCAACTATTAGATGGGTCTGCTGATGAAGATGTGAATGAAATACTACCAGTCGCACCTTGTTCGATTTGATTTGATGATGCCCCTAACTGAACTGTCGCAGTTGGTGTCAACGTAGGAGAAGCGGGGTTTGATTTGGAAATTGTTCCAGTAGCCGTAGTTGACGTTTTATACAAAGTACCATCTAATGGAGAACTTGCAGTATATTCCAATCTATATGTATGTGAGCCAGATGTAGTTGTACTGAATGATAGTGATGTTCCACTACCAACTTCAGTTAACAAAGTAGAACCTTCGTATAAAGATGCACTTACTAATGTGTATCCCTGATTACTCCAAGTACCATTTACAATGTACGCATCATTTACATTATTAAATCTATCTGTTAAAAATCCACTTAAAGATGTTGCTATTGATGTTGGTATTGCTGGAGTTCCGAAAATAAATTTCAAAGTTCCATTTATAAATGTTACTGCCACATTACTATCAAAATCTGCCACTTCGATTCCTGTTAATTGTTCTATACTATTTGTTACATAATTGATATATCCACTACTTGATTCTAATGCTGCAATAGATGCGGATACGGATTCACTAAAAGATGATGTAAATGTATTTAAATTTTCAATCGAAATTTTAGCAGAAGCAGAAAATGTATTTAATTGTGTTAAAGGATTTCCTCCACTAATTCCACCAATTCCTTCTAAATACACAAGTCTTTCTTCATGGTCTTTAACAGACGATGTCATCAATGATGCACTTATATATGATTGAGATGCGGATACTATTAATGAACCCGTAATCGTTGATAATGCAGTATTTTGAGTTAATTGAGAACCTGTGAAATTATTTAAACTTGCAGTAGTCTGATAAATAGATTCCAACGAAGCAGTTACACTTGCACTAAATAAATTTATAGATGCAGTAGTTTGGTAAACGGATTCCAACGAAGCAGTTACACTTGCACTAAAGCTATTTAAACTTGCAGTAGTTTGGTAAACGGATTCTAATGAAGAAGTTACACTCGCACTAAAATTATTTAAACTTGCCGTAGTTTCGTAAATAGAACTCAACGAAGCAGTTACACTTGCACTAAAACTATTTAAACTTGCGGTAGTTTGGTAAACGGATTCTAACGAAGAAGTTACACTCGCGCTAAATAAATTTAAAGATGCCGATGATTGGTGAATACTTGCTAAATTATTATTTACAGATTGAGTATATGAATTTAAACTCGCAGTCGTCTGATATACAGAAACCAATGAAGCCGTTACACTTGCACTAAATAAGTTTAATGAAGAGGTAGTTTGATAAATGGATTCTAATGAAGTGGTTACACTTGCACTAAAATTATTTAAACTTGCAGTAGTTTGATTTAAAGAAGCAGTTGTATTATTTATTTCAGTTAATTGTAATGAAGATGTGAACACATTATCACCACCTGCTAATAATATTTTCGATTCTAAATCTTTTTTACCAGCTTTCCAATAATCGGTTGTTGAATCCCATAAGATTGAACCTGAAACTAATGAAGCTCCGGTAGCGTCTTTTGTATAAATCCCAGCTTCGGTAGATGACCCACCAAAGTTTAATTCTAATATATTTTCACCAATATTAACTTGCGTAGAGTTTATTTGGGTTGTAGTTCCATTTACTATTAAATCTCCTGCTATAGTTACATTTTGCCCACTTACACCTATTGCAGTTTTAAGAGATGAGGTATAGGAATTTAAACTAGCCGTAGTTTGATATATAGATTCTAATGATGAGGTTACACTTGCACTAAAATTATTTAGTGGATTTAATATAGATATTATTTGTGATGAACCTGATACTAGCGTTGGTTTATTTAGAACATTTGCAAATTCTACGTCAGCAGCGGTTACACCAGTCAATCCACTACCATCCCCAACAAATGAAGAACTAATTACCGATGCACTTACATATCCACTAAAGTATGTATTAGATGAACTAATCAATAGTTCATTTACATTTGCAGTAATTGAGTAATCAGATGTAGTTGTTACATTACCTAGTCCTGCCAATTTTAAACTTGCTAATCCTTCTCTTGCGGTTGAATTAGCCTGTGTAAATGTACCACCTACCAATACATTATCATTTGGTAGAAGTGTTACCGAGTTTACACTACCAGTATTTAAATTATAAGTACTACTAGAAAACCCATCTATGAGACCACCAGTATCATCATCTACTATTATAAATCTATTAGTGGTTTGATATGAGGCTAGAGGATTTCCAATACTGGTAAAACTACCACCTATTAATATTTTATCACCATCGTAAAAATCAAAATCATTTACATATTGTACTCCTGGAGTATTTTGGTCTGAACCACTTATGTATAGTCTAAATCCATTATCATATGCACCCCTTCCAAAAGCCACATCATCGGTTGTTAATCTTGCAAATCCGGCATTTCTACCTTGTGCTCCTATTCTAGTATCTTTAAATCTACCAGCAATATAGATATAACCATTATCACCTGCGGTGTAGGCATCAGTTACTTTAATTTTTTGAATTCTATCTAAACTATTACCAGTAGCTATATCTAAATTAGTACCAGCAAATCCAAAATCTAAAGCACCACTAGGATGAAGTTTTACAAGGTGATGGTAGTCGGAGAATGAATTCCATTGTTGAAAATCACCACCAATTAAAATTGCCTCTTCGGAACCACTAGGTAGTAATGCTACTGAATAAAAATTATCATCTCCAAATCCAGGAGATGTAGATACTACTAAAGAAGTATCAATAGTACCATCTGGATTTACTCGTCTACTTCCTGATGGAAAACTACCTACACAAACTATTTTATTATCGCTTTGAATTGCAATATCTCTAATTTCACCAAATGAACCCCAAGATTGAGCCTCAAATGATGTATCTAATATACCATCGGAATCTAACCTTGCAAGTCCATAACGCAATGCACCATTAACTCTACTAAAATTACCACCTACTATAATTTTACCATCAGATTGAGTAACAAATGTATTTACATATCCGCCAGTATCACCTCCTATTGTTGTACTAAATACAGGTGCGGAGAAAGAAGTATCTATCGTACCATTCGAATTTAATCTTGCTATATCATTTGTAGTATGCCCATCTACAGATGTAAATCTACCAGCAACTAATATCTTACCATCACCTAATACTAATGATTTTTTTATAATTGTAGATTCTGAACCTGAAAAATCTAAATTGAATGTGGAATTTAAAGCAGGTATATTTTGTGTCAATGATGCATCTAATTCAAACCCATCAGAATTAATACTACCACTCACTAAAACTGAACCAGATAGTATTGTTGGACCTATATTTCTAAAAGTAGATGAACCACTAATAGTTAAGGAACCACTAATAGTTTGATTACCTACAAATATATTACTTCCAGTAGTCGCATAACTCGCAGTTACACTTTGTAAATTATCTACTTCACCTTGCAATGATGAAGTGATAAGTTCTATATTATCTAATCTACTATCAGCAGATTGAGTAAAAGTGTTATATCCAGTATTAATTGATTCTTGTGATGCAGTAAATGCATTCAAAGATTGAGATACAATTGATATTGCATCAAATTGGGAATCTATTGAAGATGATAATAATACTATATCAATACCATTTACACTGCCAGTAAAAGATGCACTTATACTATTAGCATATACAGTTCTCCATTTTGCACCAGATGTTCCTAAATCGAGAGTTCCGTTTCCACCTGGAACTAAATTAGTTGTAAATACACCTGGAACACTAATGTTATCCCCGGTGTTGTTTCCTAAAAATAAGTTTCCAGATATTGCAACATCACCACTAAAATATGCGTTTGATGCGGTTATATTTCCTGCTAATATAACATCACCATTTACAGGTGCGTTTAAAGTTAATACATTGTAGTTATTTGAACCACTACCAAATTGTAAAGAACCAGACGCCTGATGTAGATATAATTCACCCTCTGTAAGTGATACATTTGTAGTTCCTCTTCTTATTTGAAATATAGCTGCCATTTATTGTTATTTCCGTTTTGTATAAATATCTTAAATATTAAAATCTAAATCACCTGATTCTGAAATATATTTTGCCAAGTGCATATAGTTTGCAGTTATACTGCCAGTTGTTACATTTATTGCAGATGCACTTACTGATAAATGAGTATTATTACCAATTAAAATATCAAATGAACCTGTCCTTGCTATTGCTAGAGTATTAGCAGTTGAATCTTCTATGAAGTTTACAGTACCTGCTGCTTCGGGGTCTAAATTAAAATCAAATGTGTTTGGTCCTGCTGATACTCCAACTTCTGTTCCATTAACTAAAAATGAACCACTTACAGAAACTGAACCTGTGAATGAATGTGTATCATCTGATGTATCTCCAAATTTGGTTGAACCACTTTGAAATAATACTGATGAAGAAATTACTGATATATTAAATTGTCTAGCATTTACTTCACCTAATACGGTTAAATTGTTTGTTATGGTTTGAGAACCACTTAATATTAAACTCCCACTTAATAATGCGGAACTACCTGTAATATCTCCACTTATATCAATATCACCCGCTCCTATAATATCATTTGTTACATATAAATCTCTAGTTATATTGGCGTCTTGTGTTACTACTAATTCCCCAAAGGAACCCGTTCGAGTTAAGGTTATAGACCCAGTTGTGATTGAATTTGTTACTACAATACCTTCTATGGAATCTAAATTTCCGGAACGCTTAATAAATACCTTACCATCGTAAGTGTTTACTGCTATTTCCCCAACATTCAATGAACCAGTATCGGGTACTTTTCCAGGTAGCGATGAACGCTTTAGTATAATACTTTGTGCCATATATATGAGCTATAGATTATTTATTATTATATAATAAAAAAAGGTACTATATAGTACCTTTATAAATATATGATATTTTTATAATCGTTTAAAATTCTCCAGCATCTGGACCCAATGAAGAAGATGCTTCTAAAGCTGTCAGTCTATTAGCTACTGAACCACTAAATGCCAATACATCTCCAATTCCATAAAGTGAACCACTAAAACCATTTGTAGTTGTAAAAGTTCCTCTAACTTCATCATTGTATCTAAATTCGACTGCGGTAGGAGTAGTTGCTACTTTATAAAGAGAACCACTACCTTGTATATATCCAACTGTTCCAGCGTAAGGGTCTGAATTGAAATCAAAATCATCAGGTCGCATTGAAGCGGTAATTCCTGTTAATCCAGCACCACTACCAATAAATAAAGAAGAAGATACTACTGATGCGGATACTGCTCCCGCAATATCAATATCACCATTACCAACAATATCCCTAGTTACAAATAAATCTTGTCCAATGTTTGCATCAAAATCAATACTAGCTTCACCAAATGAACCCGTTCCAGTCAATGTTATTGAACCAGTGGTAATCGAATTGGTAGTAACTAATGTTTGAATTGATTGTGAAGAACCAGATTTGTGTAAATAAACCTTACCATCATATACGTTTACACCTAACTCGCCTACTAATAGGGAGCCAGTATCAGGAACTTTTCCTGCTATTAGCGACCGTTTTTGTAATATTTTTTGAGCCATTATGATTGATGTTTTTTGTTCATTTATAATTTTAAAAAACCCCCTCTTTAGAAGGGGGGTTTAGTATTTAGAATGAACCACCATCAATTACATTACTCATTACAAAATCAGTGCCATCCCATTGTAGTAAATCTCCAGCTACACTTGCGGTTGGAACTAAATCCAAATTACCATTTGTGTTTCGGAATGCCACTCGTTTAGAACTTCCTGCTGCCGAACCCAAATTAAAGGATGCGGTTACAGCTGGTGCAATTAATGCTACCGATGAAGTAAATGCAGTTGTAGAATGTTGATAAACAAAATTTGCATTTGCTCCAGCTACTTCAAATCCGGAACCGTCTGCGGTTGCAGATGATGTTGAACCACTTGCTAATGTAATTAGTTTATCTTCTACTATTAATGTTGCAGTGTTTAATGTTACAGTATTACCTTGTACTACTAAATCACCACCTACTACTACATCACCTGTCGTTGTTACTTTTGCAAATGTTACATTATTGCCAGTACCTACTCCTTGTATTGTTCCAGTTCCTTCTAATGTATCTAATCTACTATCTACTGAAGAACTGAATGTTGTTCCAAAAGATGAAGTAAATGAGTTGATATTCGTAATAGAAATATCTACACTAGCTGATTTCGAATTTAAGTTAGTGATAGAAACACTAGCAGCGGATGCCGATGAAATCAATGAACCACTAACTACGCCGATTTCAGTCAATCTCGTATCAACACTTGCAGTATAAGTTGCTAAAGTTGAATTTTGAGTTAATTGAGAACCACTAAATGTGTTTAAGTTTGTTATTGAAATATTAGCAGCGGATGCGGAACTAATTAATGAACCACTTACTGTTGCTAATGCAGTATTTTGAGTTAATTGAGAACCACTAAATGAATTTAATGTATCAATTGATACTTGTTGTGATGCAGAGGATGAATTTAATGCCGTTACAGAAGTGTTTACACTTGCACTAAATGTGTTTAAGTTTGTTATTGAAACTCCTTGTGAATCGTTTGTAGTTTTAGCTGCTGATGCTGATGCTATCAATGAACCACTTACTACACCAATTTCAGTAAATCTTGTTTCAGCTGATGCAGTATATGCATTTAATGCGTTTGTAGAAGTATTAGATGATGTATATGAGTTTAAAGCTGCAATTGAAGTATTTACACTTGCTGATGTTGTATTCAAGTTTGTTATACTTACACCTTGCGAGTCATTTGTTGTTTTTGCAGCTGATGCAGAAGTAATTAACGAACCTGTTACAGTTGATAATGCCGAATCATATGCTGAAAACCCATCTAATTGTGATAGTAATACTTGCGAAGATGCGGTTACAACATTATCACCACCTGCTCTTAAAAATTTAGATTCCGCACCTACTGCTCCACCTTTCCAATAATCATTTGTAGAATCCCAAAGTAAAGAACCACTTACCGTATTAGGTGCAGTTGGGTCTTTAACTAATAAACCACCATTTGCTGCTCCACTACCATTTAATTCGATAATATTATCACCAATTTGAACAGTCGTAGAATCTACAATGGTTTGTGTACCAGCTACTGTTAAGTTACCAGCAATCGTTACATTCGTTCCACTAATATCAAATGCCGTATCGAATGATGAACTAAACGCATTAAATCTAGTTAATACAGTTGATGCTGAACTAATTAATGAACCTGTTACAACACCAACTTCTGTTAATCTCGTTTCAACTGATGCAGTAAATGTATTTTGATTTACATTTGCAATTGCTGCTGCACTTGCAGAACTAATTAACGAACCACTAACTACACCAATTTCAGTCAATCTCGTTTCAACTGAACCCGTATAAGTTGCTAAAGTTGAATTTTGAGTTAATTGAGAACCACTAAAAGTATTTAAATTTGTTATTGAAACTCCTTGTGAATCGTTTGTAGTTTTAGCTGCTGATGCTGATGCTATTAAACTTCCACTAACTACACCAATTTCTGTTAATCTCGTTTCAACTGAACCCGTATAAGTTGCTAAAGTTGAATTTTGAGTTAATTGAGAAGAACTGAATGAATTTAGTGCTCCTAAACTAACTAAAGTACTACCACTAAATGTGTTTAATTGTGTTACCGATGTGCCAATTGCACCACTACCAATTGATGCACTTAATGCGTTGATTGATGATGCAACCGATGAACTAAAGTTACTAATGTTACCCGTTAAATCCGGAATATCATTGGCTCCTTCACCCAACAAATATAAGGTAGAACTACCACTTGCGTAGTAAGGAACACCTTTCACCATTCCGTTGTAAGTACCAGCCGCAAATGTATTTGGTGCGTTTGCTCCTACTAGGAATCTATTTACCGCTTGTACCTGTCCATTTTCTGGAACTGCGAATACAATTGAGGCACCATTCGTTATCGATAAGTTAGATGAGCCTGAAGCAATTACTAATTCACCTTTCTGCAAGGATGATGTTACTGCGGATAGGGCTTCTAAACTACCGCGTCTGTGTTTAATTATTTGTGCCATATTGTGTTGGTTAATCTCTTTTAGTTTGATTACGATTATACTTTAATAAATATGTTTTTTTTTATGAACCGAATGTTTCATATGTTATATTTATATTTTTTTACCATTCACCCATGTCGATGTTAATGTTTGATTGAGATAAGGTAAGTTCTGCATCTGTTGCAAATGTATTATCCAACGATGTGGTGAATTGGTTAATAGATGCGGAATGTTGGTTCAATGGATTTAATATATCAATTACTTGTGATGAACCAGAAACTAATGTTGGTCTATTTAGTATATTTTGATATTCTATTGATGATGCTTGTGTTCCACCAACTACTCTAGAACCTGTGAGACTTCCCGTAGTATCTGATAATACAACTTGTGCCGATGAAGATATAACTCCTTCGGGTAATACTGCACCAACTTCGGATGTAATAACATTAATTACAGATTGCGAAAAATCGTTACCAACTTGCGCCGCCGTATTTAACGCCGAACCACTTTCTATTTGTTTTAATCTTATAAAGTTTGCCATATCCTATAAATATCTTTCTTTATTATAATCCGTAATTAGATTCGTCAGCATTATAATTACTCAACACTTCTGCATCTGTCAATGCTTTATTATACACTCTCATTATACCAAATCTACCATCAAAATTAGTTCCATCACCTTGACTTGTAAAATCTGCAAAACCAAAATTCATATAAAATGCCATAGAACTATTCATTGGTGAGTCCCACGATACATTTACCGAACCCTTATATACACCATCAATATATCCTTTACATACTGAACCATTATAAGTTAAAACTATTTGATGCCATTGATTAAATGAAACTACACCTATATTTCCGGTTGATACTACTGAACTTCCACCCCAAAGTCCAACTTCTAAATTACCACCAACTATTTCTATGGCGGAATGGTGATATGATGCGTTTGGATTTATAGTATTATTATACTGAACTAACACCCCATTATCAGTTGGGTATATCCATAATTCTACCGAATGAGTTTCATTAGCCGATGTTATTAGTGAACTTAAATTTGGTGTCGTTATACGGTCATCAACAAAAGTAAAATAATTACTAGTCCAAGTTGGAGAACCTGCAATTGTTCCATTTCTACTATTACCACTTATATCGGTAATAGTTGCTCCACTACCATTATATGATGATGTATTAAATGTGTTATAATGTAAAAGTAAATTTTCGGTAGTTACTGCGGATGTTATTGGCCATATTTGATTATTATTCAAAAATGCCTTTGTTGCGGAATTTCCGTTAAATCTTATATTAGTTGCATTTCCAAATACTGGCATAACTTAACCTATTATAATGTAAAGAGTCCCACTTACAGGTGTTAATACTGCGTATGAAGCCGATGTTATAGTTTGTATTGATGATACATTTGATGAACTAACAAAACTAGCACTTAATGCATATCTTGTATCAAATGATGATGTTAATTGAGATGAAGAACTTATTGCTCCACTCAATGATGTCAAATATGATGATGTTGCTGAATTTAAATTTGAAATAGATGTTACTAAACTTGCAGTCGAAATACTTGCAGTATAAGAATTGAAAGATGATGTAGTTACTAAATTAGCAGATGAGGATATGATACCTCTACCTGTTGTTTCATAACTACCACTAACAAATCCAAATGCAGTTATTTGTGCAGAACTACTTATTGCTCCATTTAAACTTGTCAAAAATGAACCCGTTTCACTTTCAGTAATCCAACTTCCACTTACACTTTCGATTGTGTTTAATCTATTTACTAAACTACCAGTCGAAATACTTGCAGTATATTCATTAAATGAAGATGTAGTTACTAAATGTGTTAAACTTTGTTCGTTTGTTGCTGCAATAATTCTACTATCTACTGATGTGGAAAAATCGTTAAATGAAGATGTTTGTAATCTTGCACTAATACCATTTGTGAATGCAGTATTTAATGTTTGTTGAGATGATGTAAATGAATTTAACGAAGTTATATCCACTGATTGAGATATAAACCCAAATGATGTAATTTGTGCAGATGAAGATATAGTTCCCGTTGGTATCGTTACTGATGAACTAATAAATCCAAATGCGGTTATTTGTGCAGATGAACTTATAACACTTCTACCCTTTGATTCAAACGAAGATGTTACGGATTCTAACGATGTTAATCTATCTCTATCTAATATATTTACTCTCGATGTAACTGCATCTGCAAGAACATCCAATTCTATTCTATAAGTTGTACCACCATCTACACCAACAATTGTTGTATCTAATGATGCGGATGGTAATGGAGTTAATTCTAGTATTCTTTTTCTTACGTTTGCCATTTATTATATTATTATATCTAAACCATCTTCGGTTGTTATGATAAAATTATCTTCAGTTGCAATTGGAATATCTACCAATTTACCTATAACATATATATCGTTTATTGTTATGGAATCATAATCTATATAATTATCTAATAATGCGATTACTACATTGTTTCCAACTTCTTTAACAGTGTAATGTCCTGGTAAATGTAATCCATAAACTAATATCTCAAAATTTTCAGGAGATGCTCCTTCAGTTCCATAATCCAATGCTACATTATAAATCGTAAGAGTTCCAAAACCAGTATTATCAAAAGCATCTATTAGTCTTGATACCACCCTTCCACTAAATTGTAAAATTTCATTATGAAATTCTGATATTTTTGTTTTATTATTTACTAATTTAGTTGGGTTTGGATTGGATTTAGAGTTTGAATTAAATTTATTTGTAGTTGGTGATTCTATATTCAATAAGCTACCTGTGATGTATAACTCATCATTTAAATTATTAGGATTTATTTTTGGTATAATCCTATTTAATTTTTTCGCATTTGAATTAAATCTATTAAGCATATCGTTCTATATCACCTGTTACTTCAATATAATCATTGTCATCCAACTCAAATTCAAAATTATTTTTTATAAATTTGATTAACAACCCATCACTTCCTTGTTCTACTATATAATCGTTTGCTGAAATGTATTGAGTATTGACTATTACTCTCAATCTATCCTGCATTGCTCTATATTCTATTTCTCTTAATAACTCAACAAATCTCCAACCTTTTGCTTCCCATATCGAATATGTAGGATTATTTAAATCCTTTGGAGTCAATTCAGGATCTCCTAATTTTCTACTAATTTTTTGAGTTATATCTAAAAGACTTCTTTTCATTACACATTTATAAATTTACCTGTTATGGAAATTTCATCACCACTATCAACAGCAAATCCTAAATTTGCTTGAATAAAATTAATAATTAAAGATGATGATGTTATACTGATGGAAAAATGTGTATTATGATAATATCTTGTACCATTTATATAAACTTTAATATCATATGTATTATCACCAACTGTTATACCACCAGTAACTACGGATGTTAGCGTAGATGGAGTTTTTATCAGTTTTATTCCGGCAAATGTAATCGTATTAGATACTATTGGATTTTCTATTTTACTATTATTTAAAGAAAGAAAATCAATCAAATCTTTATTATCGTAGTATGGTGATGGTGTAGTTAGTATACCTTCCAATCTACCAGTTCCACTTGTTACATCCGTTTCGGTTGATACCACCACTCTTTTTGTAGAAAATGATTTTTTAGTAGTATCCTCTCCATCAAATTTTTCAGGAAGTAAATGAGCTTTGACTGTTAAATTAAATTCAATTCTGTTAACTCTTTCAGTACCATCCCCAACTTCGTTTATTACATTAAAATCACCTAATGTAGTTCTAAATTGAAACCCGTTTTTATCACCCCAATAGGTACCAGTGTATTGTAATTGTTCTATTACAGAATTTAAATGTTCTATGTACGAAGTCCAAACCATACAATCATATACCAATTCCACATATTCAGGCATTTGAATTTTGTATATTTCATACTTTGGTTGGTATGTGTTTCCCAAAAGTGTGAATCTATCGTATCTATTATCTTTTGAGTATTTTGTGATACCCTGATATGTTACATGCCGATTTTGCATTGGCATTGCATCGTCTTTTGCAATAGATGTTCTACGAATCATCATTAGAGGTAATTGAATTTTTCCATTACCATCTCTATAAATTCCCTGTCTTCTTGCTCCATTCCATCGTTCGGAATTACCATATATGACAGGTATTTTTAAGGCTTTACCATTATCATCTAATGTAGGTAATACAGTATCTTCTAAATAAGACATCATAGCGTAATCAATATCAAATAAAGATACCGAATGCCTTAATTCTCCTTTTTCCTTTTTAATTTGAAGAACTCTCTCCTGTTTTCTTAATGGGTTTGTAGACATATTTTTATGTTATTCTCTTTTCAATATTAAGATTTGATTTGCTTACTAAAAATGCAAAACATACTATACTATAAGTATTATTAGGTAAACCACCAATAAATTGTACTTCATTCATATTACCTATTTCATAATACTGATTATCAAAATAAACAACATCACCTATTTCAGGATGTATATTACGCTCTTCTAACAATCCTCTATCGAATTTAAACACAACATCCTGATTTGTATCAGGTCCAAATCCTTCATATAGAGCCGATTCTGGTTCTTTATCAATTAATGCGTATAGTTCTACACCAGTATGCCAGGTTTTATTTAATGCTTCACCATAGATATTTATCTTCGTTTCATTCAAATTTATTTTGTACAAAACGACAGTATTTTCTATAACAGTATCAACCAATTCTCTGGCTATACTTTTGAAAAAATCAATATCTCTACCTAATAAAAACTTTGGCATATTATCCTACATATATTTTAAGTGGAACTTTTCTCAACATTTCTTGCTGATGTGTTGATTCATGTGCTTTATTTTCCATCACATTTTTTCTACTCAATTCTTCCAAATTTTCTCTCAATTGTTTTATCAATTCATCTTTTTCAACTTGTGCTTCAGCTCTCAATGCAGCACCATCCAATGATACTTCACCATCAGGTATCGGAACATTTGAGTATTTCTCTCTAATTGCTCCTAATAATTCTTTTGAAAGTGCTAATGTATATTTTCTAATCCATTGTTTACCAACGTCATTTATATTTGAATACTGAATAAAATCATATGGAATATCAGAATAATCGGAAAGAGAATCAGCTTGAATTGTTTGTGAATCATGTTCAAACTCATCTCTACTCATATATTCAAAATATATTCTACTAACCGTTCCTTCGGTTGGTATTGGGAATATTTCTAATTTATTATCTATAATGTTAAATGTATGTGCAGATTTACGAATGTGGTCATTAAACTCAATTTGTTGCATTCTCAATACATCCTCATATATTGGCATCATTAAGAATTGTGCAGCAGGTGAGAAATTACCAAACCCTAATTCACTAATTAAGTTTAGAGTACCTTGTGCACCAACTGAATATGGGTCAAAGAAACGTGCAATAGCAGGGGTTGCTTCGTGATACATTCTAGTTACATCAATTGTAGAACTTCCTGAAAATAATGTTGTAAATGATGCCGATGTTTCCACATCAATAGATGCACTCATTATATTGTATTTCTGTTGTCCAGGAGTTAAATTGATATATGCTTTCTTAATTGAAGTTGCACCACCTACTCCTGCTAATGTACCATATTGTTGGGACATACGAACTGCAGTTGGAAGAAATGAACCTTCGACAAGTGTTTGTGAATAGTTTGCAACTTTACCTTTCGGTTGTCCTTTTAGAATATCAAGGTTATTACGAAGATTGAATTGATTTATTTGTGCAGAGTATTCCGAAGTTGATTCTTCAAAACATGCCCAAATTTGTTGATTATCCAATTCTATGTTTATAACGGGATACCCCAATCTTTTTGCAACCCATACGGCTGTTTTAGGTGCATCAGCTCTAAATTCTGAATCTGAATCATATAATCCAAACGGAGTTGCTTCTGCCGATGCCGATGCCGATAAAAATGCTGCTGCCGTTGAACCCGACCAATATGTGTTTATAGACATAATTCTTAATTATAGTTTTACGACTATAAATATAAGAATAAAAAAAGAGTAGATAAAACTACTCTTTTTAATTTATGTTGTATGATTTTGGGTTCGTTGTATAAAGAATATCACATCGGCTATACTGATAGTATTTCCAAATGCCTGAATATTCCATCTATTGCCATTCGTTACAAAATCACTATCGGCGTAATACTGAAATACTTCGTGAAATTCATGCCAAACATCGTTTCCTTTTCCGAAAAAAAGGTCTTTACCAACTCTTTCGTATGGAGTTTCTGTGGTACTATCTAATTGTACTCTCATAGAAGTTCCATTTGCATTTGCGGTTTTTGCTTTAAATACAATTGTACACATATACACATCTGCATTATTTTCAACTTGTATTTTACCAGAACTACTATTATAAAATGAAATTGTTGAATGTAAGTTGGTTTCTATTGTATTACCTCCATTATTTGGCAATGTTTGTTCTCCTGCGGCTGTTGTCAAAGTGAATACTGATGATGTTGTGTATTGAGTATCATCATATCTTGCCCATCCCAATTTTTCAGAAGTTCTTAAATTTATGTAAGATGTTAAATCGGATACCGAAATATATCCCAACATCCCATCCTCTTGCTTTACTATCATCTCATCGGTGGAATCCAATGTATATAATTTTGTATATTCTTTTGCAGTTTCTTGCCTATGATATTGTTTTTCCGGATATCCCATTTTGATAAATTTATTTAATATAAGTATAAAAAAAAGAGGGAACATTACTGCTCCCTCAATTTTTGTTTAAAACTCTAAATATTAAAGAGTTTCTAAACCATCTACGAGAATCTTACCGTAAAATTCTGGTCTTACGATTTTCTTTGCGTAACGAGTCATAACACCTCTACGTGGAGTAAAGTTGGTTGGGTCGTACACTAAAGGAGTCATAATCAATGGTACATACGGTGCGTAAACTGCTCCAGTCTCAAAGAAGTTAGAACCTTTGAAACCTAATAAGATTACGTTTTCAGTCATGTAAGGGTTTTTGTAAACATCATATCTGTTAGAGATAGAACCGATGTTAGTTACACCTGCTGCGAAAGTCAACGCATCTTTACCAGGGTTTGCAGAGAATCCGTTCATTGATTCCAAAATTGTAGCTACGTTTGGAGAAACAACCAAGAAGTTTGCTCCACCACGCATAGTCAATTGGTGAATTTTGTTAGATACTTTCTGCAATTTGATACCCAAAGTTTGGAACCAAGTATTCTTTTGGTAAGCCGAAGCAGCTGCTGCGTTAGAATCAATAGCAAATCCAGCACCAGTCCACTCATATCCTACTTTAGATGACCAGTATTCAGTTGTGAATGCGTTCTGCTGCAACATCTCAAGGATTTCCAAATCAATCTCCAAAGAGATGTATTCAGATAACATTTGAGTCAATTCAGCTTCTGCATCTACAGAGTGATATGCGTTCAAATCTTGCGCCAATTCAGGAGTCCAAATTGCTTTCAACTTACGTGTTTTAGCAACGATAGGCTCTGATTTCAATTCCAATTCAATTTCTGGAATTGCCAAATCTGTTCCTCTATCTTCGAAATCACCACGAGAAATATCAGTAGGTTGTACGTGATATGCTAATGATACACCAACAGTTGCAAGATTAGATAAACCAGTTACAGTTGCAACAAATTCAACATTTGAACCATTTTTAGTTGTTTATTGTGGATAGTATCCTGTTACAGAACCTGTTAATAAAGTTGGTTCGAAAGCTCTAACACCATTGAAATCAGCATCAGAAGGTAAAGCTACAACGATTTTCTTCAATGTGTTACCTGCGAATGATGCAGAAACTGAACCAGAAGATAAATCATAATCAATATCAGCTAAAGATGCAGATGCAAAAGTAGCAGTGATAGCAGCAGTAGCGTTGTTGATAGTGTATCCGAAACGACCTGCTCCGTAAAGACCTCCTTCTGGAGATTGAGTTGAACCTAATTTGTTACCAGCTGGAGATAAAGAATCTTTACCGAAAGTACCACTGTTACCAAACAAAGATGAACCTGTGAAATTTGGATTACCCGCTGGGTTAGTACCATATTTGAAGTCCATGTAGAAAATAAGACCTGATGGTAAGTTCATTGGCTGAACTGAAACGAATTCTTTCGCTGCAATAGAACCGAAGATACGTCTTACCAAAGGAAGAGCTACACCAGCCCACTCTTCAGAACCTGAAGAAGTACCAGTACGAGTTGCCTCATCCAATAATTGTTTTGCTTGGTTTTCAAGCATTACTGCCATACCATGCTTTGTAGTTTCAGAACCTACTCCTTCAAGTAGACCTGTTCTTTCCCATTTGCCTTTCAAACCTCTGGTTTGCTCAAGCATCACGCTCTGTGGGTTCGCGCCGCTCATTAATTTTTTAATGTTCATTTTAAATGAATTTATTTGTTTTATTTAAATTATTTAATAATACCTGCTAATTTCTTAAATCTGTTAGCAAAATTAGCTGATTCATTGATTACCGCTTTAGATTGAGCAGGTTTTGTAGATTTAACTGCTTTACTAGCGATGCCTTCTGAAATAGCCTTTTTAGTTAATTTGTTAGAAGATGAAGTATATTTGAAATTCTCTGCTAATGTAGAGAACACCAATTTAACCTCTCTTACTGACTTTGTTCTATCCAAAGTTTCAATCACTTTCACTTTTTGTTCGTTAGTCATGTTGTGAGCTCTGAATAATTTGTTTGCAAACAATAATTTGGCGTTCAATAAGTTCACCTCATTAATAGTTTTTTGAAGAGTTCTGATAGTTCGGTACGCCTCATTCAAGTCTTTCTTTAGAGATTCTGCCTTTGGCTCTTCTTCACTTGAACCATATTCATCTTCCATTTCTCTCAAGATTTCTGCTAAATCAACCGTATCTTCATCTTCTTCTTCACCTTCGTTAGTTACTACTACTTTAGGGTCTTCACCTTTATCAGTACCTGCTTCTGAACCATCTGCTAAATTTTCATTAGCTGCAAAAGGGTTTTCTTCTTCTTCTTCACCTTCCATTGTTGGTTCTTCTTCTTCGTCACCTAACTGTGCTTCTAATTCTCTGATGATAGCTTCCAATCCCATTTCGTCTTCTTCTTCACCCTCCATTGGGTCTTCTCCAAAAGAATCATCTTCACCACCAGCCATTGCCATTGGGTCTTCTTCTTCTGTTGCTGCGAAAGGGTCACCTTCTTCTTCACCACCGAATTCATCTGCACCACCGAATTCGTCTTCACCTTCTAATTCTGCTAATCTTGCCTTTAATTCAGCAATTTCTGCATCCTTATCAGATTCTTCTTCACCACCAAAGTCGAATTCATCTTCTTCGTTAATATCTGCTACTTTTTTGTAGTCAGTACCTGCTGCCTCTGGCTTACCACTATCTTTCTTTACGCCTACTGATAAGTCAGTAATTGCATCGTAAGATGGATTTGCACCAGGAGTTTGTGGATATCCGGCGTCTGATTTAGACCCGATACCATCTGAACTTAATTCCTCGTCTACTTGTTCTGCATCATCTTCCATTTCTGCTTCTGCTCTCATCTTTTGAGATAAGATAGATTGAAGTCGTGGAGTAAATGCCTCTTCAAGCGCAAGTTTTGCGTTTGCTAAAGCGGTTTCTTTAACGGCTTTGGCATCAGCGATTGCTTCTTTCAATAATTTTGAATTTGCCATTTTTGTTGTATGTTGATTGTGAAGTTATTTCTAAAAAACTCCAATAGGATTATGCTGATTGTTCGGTCACATCTTATATGAAAGAGTATTCGTTAATCAACTGTACTTTAATTAAAAAATCCTATATGAGATAGGATATTCGAAAATAAATATATAAATTTTTTAGAAAACTAAAGAAAACCCAAATCTTTTTGATTCTTTCTTATAGCTTTTTCTTTTTCTAATCTATTTTTAACGGATGGTTTAACAAATGTTTGCCGTTCTCTTAACTGCTCTACTTGTTTAATGTTCTGAACTTTTCTCTTATATTGTTTCAGAGCTAGTTCTATATTACCGTTTTTAATATCAATTATAATCATAATTATTATTGATGATTTACTAATTTGTATTTTGTTCTATATAAAAGAGATACAACCGTATCAATATCGTTTTGTATCCAAGTATCTTTTAATTTAGGATTTTGTCTTAATCTAGCTACCATTCCACATAAAGTTTCAAAATACTTAATGATATTTTTAATATCGTTATTTTTATCCAATGTTCCTATTCCAGATATTTGGATTAAACCTTCTTTACCCTGATATGTTTCTACTAACCCATCAATTAAACCACCAATAGAATCGTAGTATTCACCCAATGCAAGATGTGCAGAATGCGAACCTACTCCCCTAACTCCTAAATGAAATGAGTGAGCTTGAGTTCTACTTTGTAATAATAATGATGCTAATTCTTCCATATTAGTATTTTGGACCCATATTACCCTTTGCCATAGAATCTGCCCAAATTTGGAACATCTTCTTTAAATCAGCAGGTAATTGTTTATCTCTAATAGATAGTTTTCCATCAGGTGAAATATGTGCGATTATTTTGTAATCACCATGTTGTTCTTCTGCTCTATTCCAAATAGTTAAACCATTTCCCATATAGCCAGAACCAATATCGTATTTTTTAGCTTCTTGAATTGAACTTCTACCCAATCGTTGCTTCATAACTTCTTCGGATACATCAGCAATTTCAAAGTATCTACCCAATACGTGTCCCATATCTTCATATAGAGCTTCTAATCTTTCTTCTTGTGCTTTTGCTTCAAGAGATTCTTTTTCGAATGCAGATTGTAATTTTTTCAATTCATTCATGTTACGCTTAATTGTAACTCTATCGAACCAATCACCACCCTCTCTTAAAGTGTATTCTTGAGCAGCATCTGCAATCCCACCTAAAGTTTCTGCAATAGTTCTGATGTCAGATTTTCTACGCATTCCTTCTCTATGCTGTCCATAGGTAGAAATAATTTCCAAAAAGTGTCTTTTCAACTCTGTTGGGAGTTGTTGAAGCTCTTCTGATTCTTTGAGTAAATTTTTTAAACGTATCATATTATTTCTTTAATATATCGTTTTTCTTAATTTTTGAAACGTATCTCATCATTTCTTGCTTATCAATTCCCATAGCATCGATTACCTTTGCTAATACAAGAATTTCTTTTTTACGAGAAAGACTCATTCCTTTAATTTGAGCTACCATTTTATCCAAATATCGTTCTATAGATACTGGTAAGTTGGTATCCAAATCATCCAATGCTTCTTTGATTGTTGGTTTCGGAGTTGCGTTTCTGCCTGGTATAAAATTTACTAATTTTGCCATATTTTTGTTAATTTAATTCTATTATAATCTCTCTCATTAAATCTTGTGATTTGCACCACTTACCACATTCTTCTGCCATTTTAGCCCACTGCTTCGATTCATTCATTGGTGCCATAAATGCACCATGTGTGGATGGATTGGAAACAAAATCCCAACCAACCAATTCAAAATCTTCCTGAACCATTACGGTCCCATCTCTTAATTCCTTTACTGAACCTAATCCTCGTGATGAAATACCTAAACGGATATTATTTTTTAATAATTCTTTTAAAATATTACCAGATGGAGTTGAAAGAATTTCTACTACACCACATACATCATCACCTTCCCAATAGATTTCTCTAATGTTGTGGGATACATTTTTTAAGTTGATAACAGGAGAATCTGGATGGTCCAACTCACCTAAAGCTCTACGTTCTTTAATGAGTTGTTTGTATTTTCCACATTCTCTTTCTAAAATTTCTTTAGGATAGCGTCTACCATTTTGATTAGCAGCACCTGCTCTTTGTAAGATGCCCTTTACCAAATATGTTCCATTTTCTTCTTGTTGAAGTTTTGCTTCAAACAAATGGGTTTCTATCAATAATCCTTTATTCATCTTACTTTATATCGTTTTTAACCTTTTCAATTGCTTTCTTACTATCGTTAGACCAAGCTTTCAAAAATATATTTTTTAAACCACTTTCAATATCTTCTTTATCAACATCTTCATTATTTACTTTTTTAATAAGAGATTGAATATAATCAGATTTAACCATTTTGTCTGCAGCTGCAGCGTTTACTCCGTTATTCTTTTCAATATATTCAGTAACATCACTTATAAATTTTTTATTTGATTCTAATTTATCTAATATTCCTGATATTTCTTTTTCAGTTTCTTTAGAACCATTAAAATACTTAATTCCTTTTTCTATTAATTCTCCTATATAATATAATGCAATTTTGCCAATAATAATACCAGTTAGTGTTGATAGTATTCCTAAAGCTAAATTCTCATTTACACTTTTTTTTTTCATCACTTCAATTAATAGCGACTTTAACTTTATCATCGGGAAAATCCTTTTAATTTAAATAATTTTTTACCCATTTCGGTTGTTTTCGCGTTGTTTTTTTCGAATTCCCTTTCTAGTTTTTCTACTTCTATTTTAAGTTTGGTTGGCCATTTATCATAATTTTCCCAAGGGTATTCTCCTGTAAGTGGTTCTTTTCTTATTAATTGTTTTTGTTTTTCAAGTATGTCACTACCTTTTTCAATTAATTTTTTATACTCGGCTTCCAACTCTTCTATTTCTTTTGAAGTGTTGCCTTTTGGCCACTTGAAATCGATAGGAGTACCCGCTTCATTTTTGTTTATTTCTTTACCAGCTTTTACCGCATCTTTATGTGCATCAGAATTACCATGTGCAGGTTCTTCTCCTCTGGCTTTTTTAGCTCTTATGTTAGCCCACAACCCTGGGTTTTCTTCTTCTACTTTTTTACCAGCTCTTAATGCTGCTAAATCGGAACCTTCAATCTCACCATCACCATCGGTATCAATTTTCTTTTGACCCGCAGTTAATTCAGCTTCATTATATCCTCTTAATTTTCCTTCTGATTTAGCTTTGTAAGCAGTATCTACCGCGTTAAAAAATTTCTTCTTTTCATCATCAGACATATCGGTAATTGATTTACCAACTTTATCTAACATATGTTTAAATAGTTGTTGATAGTCTTGCTCCTCTCTTACAACATTTTTAATAAGTTCCAATAATTGTGATTTTTTCATTATTTGTACTTTTAGTATTACTTCTATAATGTATAAATATATGTATTTTATTTATCCGTAGTAGATTTACCAAAAACTCTTTGTATTTCCGGTCCTTTTGAAGAATCTATTTTTGATTTTATAATTTTAAGTGCATCTTTTTTTAATTCACTAGGATGAGAATTAAACCATTCTGAAATATCTTCATTACTCTTTATTGCTCTTCTTCTCTGTCCACCATCATCGATATAATTTGTGTAAAAATCATACCATCTTAATACGGAATCCGCTAATTCTTTTGCAGTTTTGGCAGGTGTGTTTTGACTTGCTTCGTTTACTGATTCTTCTACTTTATTCATTTTTTCATCAGATACATAATATGCAACACCACCACCGATTGAGTTACGGAACATTTTTTCTGCAGCTTCTGCGTATTTCTTTGCATCCTTAAATGAATTGAATACTTTTGGTTTATCGGTTGTTCTAAAATTCTTTTGGTCAAATTCTTTTTCTAAATCCTTACCCTGTCCTCTACCTTTATTGTAGGTTACATAGTATTTACCTTCACTAACTACTTTCTTACTTGCAAAAGATACGGTTGGTATATTTCCAAATGTTTTATCAACTTTAGCATCAATTCCAAATTGTGATTTTAACATTTTTACAACACCACTTCCAAACTTTATATCAGTAAGTTTAAGATAAATGTAATTTCTATTAGGTGCATTCTTAATTTCACCACTTACAAACTTTGAACCTATTAATTTAATAATATCATCTACTACATCTGCTGCAAGGTATCCTTTAAGTTCGGATTCTTTTACTACGGAATATCCAGTTAAATCTGCTTGCCTCTTTCCCTTCTTTTCTTCACTATCTTTACCACTAAACGCAAATGGAGTATTGTATCCTTCAACACCGCCAGTAGTATTCATTTCATCTACTTTCAATTCGGCATCTTTATACATATCACTAACTTTATCATTCAATTCTGCTGCCAGTTTTTTCTTTTTATCGTTAAGTGTTTTGAGATGTGCTACGTGTTTTTTTTCTTCAGGAGTTCCTTTCGATTTTTTATATAATTCCAAATGTTTTTGAATCAAATCAACAACATTACTATAATCCGTTTGAATGGCCTTAACAGAACGTAATTCAGCCAACACCATTTCTTTTATTTTATCAGGTAATCCTTTATGAGATGTTGATGCAAAATCTTTAGCATCTTTATCACTCATTGAATCTGCTGCTTTTTCAACTTCTGGGGATGGGTTTTCCATATCGCCCTTTTGAGCGGCGTGTACCATACCCATAAATTTTTGTTGTGCTTTAGATACTGCTGGCATTTTTAGTAAAGTTTAGGCTAATACATAAACAGCACCACCATTGGTTACTGTTACACTTTTAACATAGCAAGGGAATGGTTCTCCTGCGGTTAGATGCGCTAACGAAATAGTTGTTCCACCTTCCAATGTAATTGTACCAGTTACACCACTTACAGGCAATACTCCCCAAACTCTATCTATTAATGAAGCAGAACCAGATGTTACTAATTTTGCGTCAAATGCTCTATAATTTACCATTTTTATTTATTTAAACTATTTTTTAATTCTTTTAACAATTCGTAACTCATCATCATTGCTGATAAATGTTGTTCCTTAATTTTTTTAACTGATTTAATTTTTCTAATATTGGATATAGTTTCAGCTAATTTGATTTTTGTTACCTTATCTGGTATTTTAGAACCAACTTCTTTTAACCCATTAATTAATTTAATAATTTCGGTTGAAATATATTCATTCAATTTACCAGTATTATTAATGTTATTTATGTATTCTCTCAATAAAAGTTTTTGTTCTTCTGTAAGGTTTTTGTATTTGTTATTAAAAGATTCTACCAACATCTTATAAGAGATTGCTCTCAAATCTTCGTCCTGCTTTTTATATTCTTCCAAAACTGCATCTTTGATTCTAGCATCTTTATTTTGAATTGATGAATTGATTATACTTTCAGCAATAGTAAAACGAGAACTTACAATATCCGTTGGGTCATATTGTTGATTAGTTGATACTACTTCGAATATTTTATATATAGATGCTAATGTTTTATAATTAGAAATTGGAGATTTAATAAACTCATCTAAACCATAAGTTTCTTTAATTTGTTTAATTAAATTATACTTTTCTTTTATAAGCTTCTTTTCATCCAATTGCTTTCGTGCTTCCAGAATTGTATCTATAAATTTTTCAGCTTTAACTTCTGAATTATATTTTTCATTTATCAAAAATTGATATAATTTTAATTCTTTGGATAATTCCTT